CGCCGGGATGCGTGTATAAATTTGTTTTTTAATCTTGGTCTGACCAGGTTCCGGCAGTTTAAAAAGATGATTAAGGCCTTTGAGGATCGGGACTACGAGCGCGGGGCAGACGAGCTCCTTGATAGCAGATATGCCCTACAGGTCGGAAAGCGAGCAGAAGAGCTGGCAGAGATCATCAGGACCGGAAAGTATTAAAAACCTTTGACGTTTGGTAATTAGATACGTAGAATCTTAGTCTCATTCACTGGAGACTGAGTATGAACATAATATCCCCTTCTGCCCTGGCCGAGTACGGCTTTAAGATCGACGGGCACTTTGCACCAAACCCCTACCCCGCTGGCAGCACCGAGCGCGCTGAGTTCGATCAGAAGATCTACGAGCTCTACGTCAAGGATTCTGAGGAGTCCAAGGCGCAGCTTAAGTCATTCTTCGGAGGTGCGTCATGCCAGTAAATATCCACGGCAAGGAATATCACACCGTTGCTGAGCGCGTCCATGCGTTCCGTGAGGTAAGCCCAGACCTAACTATTGAGACAGAGATTGTCCGAGGGGAGGGTGACGACGTGGTGGTTAAGGCGTCGATAAGTGATAACGGCAAGTTATTAGCAACCGGCCTGGCTCACGAGGTCCGTGGGTCTACTAACATCAACCGAACGTCGCACGTTGAGAACTGCGAGACTAGTGCAATTGGGCGCTGTCTGGCGGCATTCGGGCTTGGTGGATCGGCTGAGTATGCAAGTGCGGACGAGGTGGCCAATGCTATCACTCAGCAGAACAGCGGCCCGTCAGAGAAAGAGATCAACGAGCTCCTGATAGAGAACACCCAGACCATGCTCAAGTACGCTGAGTCGATTCTAGCGATCAAGGCGGGCATTGCTTTAGAGGATTACTCTACCGCAGCCGAGGAATGGTTTAGCCTGACCGATGAGGACAAGGCGACTTTATGGAAGGCTCCTAGCAAGGGTGGGGCATTTACCACCAAGGAGCGAGAGGTCATGAAGTCTACAGAATTCCGCGAGGCTTATGGTGATGCAGAAGCCTAGGCAAGCCGAAAAGGGTAGGGCGTACAAACCATGCGAAACCTGCCCGGCAAGAATCAAGGTCCGTATCGATTACTTGATATGCGACGACTGTGTCGCGCTAAATAATTTTATTAACTCAGTTTGGAAGGCATCAAATGGAATACGATAACACTAACCAGGGCGCTAGTTTTAAGAACAAGAGAAAGACCGAAGATTGGCACTACGATCTTACTGGCTCTATCAATGTCGAAGGCGTGGAATATTGGATAGACAATAAGTGGTATCCACCGAAAGAAGGTAAGCAGGGTTTTATGAAGCATAAACTAAGGCTTAAGGAGCCTAAGCAAGAGCAATATAATGCGCCTGCACCTAGCCAGGACGAAACCTTTGAAGATGACATCCCCTGGTAAAAACTATGGACTTTGGTAAAACATTACGAAAGCTCCAGGAGCAACGAGGCGTTAAGGCAGCAGAGCTTGCCCGACGCCTTGGCGTTTCTAAGCAGATGGTTAGCTACACTGCTTCTAGGAGCGATGTCAAAATTAGTACACTTCTTGAGTATTGCGATGCTCTAGGCGTGAGTTACCAGACATTTATGCGGGAGGGCATAAGAGATGCGTAGCGAATTTACAGACGTTGAGGCCGCCATAGAGGAGGCGGTCTGGCTGGCTGATACTCATAACATCCCCCATGCGATGGCGTGGGAGGATGAGAAGTACACTGTGTTCCCTAAATCTGAAATATCAAGCGAGGTGATTCTTGAGATATTTAGCCCGGTGGCCCCGACAGTACGCTGCGGAAATTGCGGATATGTCAACGAGGGAGGAGCGCCTGAAGGCATTGTCGGCCGTCCCTGGGGAGTACCGAGACCTGGTCAAGAAGCACGTGGAGATAACCTATGAGCGCAGAAAACTTCTCAGAGATCGAAGCCCTGGGCGAGCAGTACGCGGAGGCGGAAGCCAACCGGACCTATTTGCTGGAATATCGGAAGAGCCTTAAGGCTATCCTGATGACCCAGGCGGAGTCGGAATCCCCTGGTATGGCGCTACAAAAGCAGGAGCGGTTTGCCTATTCCCACAAGGACTATATCGAGCTCCTGGAAGGGATAAAGGCTGCGGTGTACAAGTCTGCTAAACTAAGGCATCAGATCAAAGTAATGGACACGAGGTTCGAGACATGGCGCACGAAGCAAGCTACGCTGAGAGCGGAGATGAACTTGCGGTAGGGTACGTAATTCCGCACGACATTATCCTGATGCAACGGCTGTGGCCAGTTACAAAGAAGGCCTTCAGTATTCAATTGCTTATGCACCGAATGGGGAGTATGCGTCCTGACGACTACCGTCGGGCGCAGAAAACCATCGTAGCGCTTAACAAAGGAACCTTCTGGAAATGAAAATCACCATCGAGCTCGACCACGAGGATCTCGTTGAGGCCGTGGAAATAATCAACGACCTACAGATTGAGGTCCAATCCATTATCCAGAAACTCGAGGATCTCCAGGTTGTCATCGAAAGCGCTCAAGGCTAAATGCCTAACTGCTTTACAGCTCCTGACCAGGATGAAGGCTGCGGACGATAACGGGATCGCGCAGTGCGTCACCTGTGGCAAGAAGGACCACTACAAGAATATGCAGGGCGGGCACTTCATTCCCCGAGGCCACACGAAATGGGCTCTTCAGCAAATCAATGTATGGACGCAATGCCCCTACTGTAACCTGTGGGGGATGAAATCTGGCGGGACCGCCGCCCAGGCCTATACCTTATTCATGATTGAGCAGGTCGGGCAGGACTTTGTGGACGAGATGATCCGCACGAAATCCGAACCTGTTAAGATGTACAAGTCCGATTACGAAGAGATCCTCGCGGAGCTCAAAGAGCAGATTAAGCAGCAGGAGCAGAGACTTGGTACAAATTAAATTTAAGATGCTGAGCGTTGATGAGCTGGGTGAGTGGATGATCGCTGAGGCCCCGCAACTGGAGCAAGATGAGATTAACGCCGTAATGACCCTGGCGTCGTTCCTGACCGACTTCGAGCAGTTCCTGTACGAAACCCCAGAGGCTGAAGCCCTGTACGACCAGTGGCTCGAGACGCCCTCTCAGGTGCATTAAAAAAGCCCCTGTGTCTCACGACATGAGGGGCTTGCAAGGTCCACCACAATAGACTTACTATGTAGGTCGCTGGTGGGCCTGGAGTACCCTAAATCCCGTCCCTGACACGGGGGAGGGGAAGAGACAGGAACCCAGCGAAGTCAACAGTATACACTATTTCGCTCAAGGATGAGCGGGTGAGGTAAATCCCGACCTACTCAGGGATCATGTCCGACCGGGACTATAAACACGGGACGCCACCAGGAGCTCATCCTGGGATAGCAACAGATCTCCGGGCGTGATGGGACCGGCCTCAAGCAGCAGAGTGCGAGGCACAAACCAGGTAAGCGGACACGGGTGGGGGCTCGACGAGCCAAGCAAGGATTGCTGAATCGTTCTGGCAAATGAGATCTGTTGGACCATGCTCAAAGGTAAGACCCAACTGGTGGTGTCCCTAACCATCAAAAGATTTGCTGTGTCTGGAGGAAAAAAATGGAAGATCTGAGCACTAAACCCTGCAAATGCGGCGGCACTATGGGGGAGATCATAGGTTTTGTGGAAAGGTCCACTGATGGCGAGAACGTGCCCTATCGGCGCCTATGGTGGTGCCAGGACTGCAACGCTGAGGACTACTGCGCCGGTCGAGAAATGTACGTCGAATGGCCACCTAAAAAAAAGTAAAATAAATGTTTGACAGTATCATGGGGGTTTAGTAAATTAGACACATGGGAGGCGCGGGGCCTTCTAAATCTGGAGAATCTTATGTACAACATCAACATTACCGATTTCGATACCAAGCTGGATATCGAGACCTTTGTTCGCAGAGAGCTGATCCCTATGCTGGAGAACGACCAGTTTATCGACTGGGACGTGGTTCCAACTGAGGACCTAGAGAGCCTCCTGGTTGAGTTCTATACCTACAGCGATTGTGCTGAGCACTTAAGCGAGGCCTTGTTTGATGAGGCCGACGGTGGCGAGATGTCAGAGATTCTTCTCAAGCTCGCGTTCGGCAACAACCTGCAAGACATCCTGAAGGCTAAGGAGGCGCTGAATAAAGCTATGTTCGATGCGCTGATAGTCTTCCTGGAGAAGCTGGCTAACGACAAACTGGGGGTGTGGTAATGAGTGATATTAAGCGAGAAATAGTTCTGCACTGGGCAGCAATGGCGACAGTTTCTGGCGATTACGAAGTCGCGGACAAGTACGCAGAGGACACGTTTGGCGAGGATTGGTTTATTCATCAAGATTACGTCTGGGATAACTTTGCTGATCCCGAGCACCGGGCCCGCAAGTATGAAGAGCAGGCCATCGCTGACTCTAAGCTGCCGGAGGTAGACCATGAACCTTGTTAAGACGATCGCCCTGTGCTCCGCTCTCATGCTCCTGGCTTACATAGTCGCGGGCATGGACAGCGAGCTCCAGGTCCAGGCTAAAGAGCAGGGCTTATACTGTGAGATGGTCTCTCTCCACCTGGAGGACGAGACCCTGGGCTGGCCTGATTACAAGGGCACTTACGAGAGGGCCTGCAAATGAGCGCCTTAGCGATAGCCTGTATCGCAGCTGCCGTGTACCACGAGGCGAGATCAGAAAAGTTAGACGGGCAGGTCGGGGTAGCGAACGTCATCATTAACAGGGTCTTGAGCCCTAAATTTCCTGACACGCCCTGTGAGGTTGTAAAGCAGGGCAGATACTGGGCAGGGCATCCTCTCCGAAATCAGTGCCATTTCAGC